GTGCCCGTCTTCAAATGATGATATCCACTGGCATTTCCAACGATGATGTTTCCGGCAGTAATCGCTGCACTCGCCTTGATAGCCTTCTGGTATCGTAATCGATCATAATAATTGGTATCGTAGTTTGCATCCGCCCACCATCCGGTATATGTACTGCTGCCAATCGTCACGTTCTTTCTGTATGTCAGATGAATCACATTTCCTGCGGCATAATGAGTCGTCAATCTAGTCGTGCCACTATAATAACACGCAACAGCTCCTGTCGTAGTTCCATTACTCAATGTAAGATTCAGCGTCGCATTTCCACTCCCAGCATATGGAAGCCAATACGTAATCTGCTGCCCATCTTCCAACGCGGTAAATGGTGCTGTTCCTGTCCAGGAACCGGTTGCCGCTGTCTGCGTTCCTTTAATGAACGGGTCCTTCCCAGAAAATTCCGTCTTTGTCGCGTAAGTGTCTGCTACTATAGTCTTAAATCCATTGAGACTGGATTCCAGCGTAGTCACTTTACTTGACAGGGATGTCATGGTTGAACCATCTGCCTTACTTGCAATCTGAGTTGTATGAGATGCTACAGTACTGCTCAAACCGCTTACCGTCTGATTCAATGTACTGTAATTATTTTCCTGCGTTGTCAGGCGAGATGACAATGCATCCGTAATGTCCTCCATGTCTGATACTGCTGAATTTATACTGGAAGTAATATCCTGTGTCCATATCTTACTTGATATCTGTCCCTGAATTGTACTGATAGACGTCCCCTGGCTGGTTACTTTCGTATCGAGACTCGAAATATCGGAATTAATATCCGAAATCTCCGTTGTAACATTTGAAAATGCTACATCCAGCGTCTGCTTCTTATCATCCAAATATACCTTTGTGGATTTGATAGTGTTCGCACTTCCATTGATTTCAGTGAACAGGCTGTCAATATCCAGCTTAGATGCAGAGATATTCGCATCGTCCGCCACCATCGCATTTTCAATAATTGGGTTCTTAATTGCATCTGAATGTATTCCCGTCGCATCGAACATTACGTTCCCTGAAGCATCTGCCACATATATGTTATAATCGGAATTTGCATCCTTTCCAAGCTGTACTCTTGTTCGATTAGCATCTTTTATTAAGATAGTGTCTCCAGTTATCTGAAGCCTTCCATTGGATGACTTCACCGTGACACTGCTGGTATTCAATGCTCCAGATGTAATCTTATCTGCCACGATGGATGCTATCTTCGCACTGGAGATGGTCGCATCCCCGATCAGCGCAATCACAGAGTTACTGAACTCTGTCGTTAAACTGCTTCCGGATGCTGAACCAAACATGATTGTATTGATATTCGCCACTTTCGTCTGTAACGCTGAAATATTGGCATTTGCGGTGTTCAGATTTGTGATGGTAGCATAAGTTGCCTTTGCATCAGAAACCGTCAAATATCCAAGATCAGCCACTTTCGCAGACAAGTTATCCGTAGTGATTGCAATAGATGTGAGGTCATCAATCTTGCCTTCTGTTGATTTCAGACTTTCAATAGTAGCATAGGTTGCCTTTACGTTTTCGATAGTAGCGTAAGTTGCCTTTACGTTGGCAATCGTCGCATAATAGGCTTCTGCAGTGGTTGTTTTTAAGTAGCCGAATGTTGCCACTTTTGATTCCAATTCATTCGCCTTCACTGTTGTACTCTCAAGTGTGCCTATACGTGCGATTGCTGCATTTAAACTGTCTGCTGTAGCATAACCAAGTTTTGCCACCTCTGTGCTCAAATTTACCGTTTTCAAGGTAGTAGTTTCTAAAGTGGTAATGCGCCCAGTTGCAGCATCCAAGGACTTCACTGTCGCATAATCAGTCAATAACGTATTAACTTTAGCTTCTGTAATGAATCCCTTTTCTGCAATCAGTGTATTTACCTGGGCTTCATTCAAGTAAGCTCCATCTGCAATCAGGGTTGTTACTTCTGCCTCTGTCAGATATCCCTTACCTACGATCAACTGATTTATCTGAGCCTCATTTAAGTATGCCTTCTCAATATCTGCAATCTTAGACTGTATTGTAATAATATTCCCGTTTACAACATTCAGATTTGTTATTGTCGCATAGGTCAGAGCTGCATCATTTGCCTTTAGGTACCCAAATTCTGCTACCAAAGCTTCTAATCTTTCCGTCTTTACCGTATCAGTCTCTAGTGTCCCAATCCGTGCTACAGCTGCGTTCAAATTAGAGATTGTTGCATAAGTGAGTAATGCTTCACTCGCTTTAATGTAGCCAAATTTTGCCACCTCTGCCTCTAAGTCTTTTGCCAGTAAATATCCCAGTTCTGCAACTTTCGCTGAAAGATTATCGGTAGTAATCGCCTTTGCTGATAACGTTGACACTGTCGCATTTACCGCATTTAGATTAGCAATAGTCGCATAAGTAATCTTTGCTTCATCTGCCTTTAGATATTCAAGTTTTGCGACCTCTGCCGAAAGTGTATCAGTTGTTATTGCCTTTGAAGTAAGTGACGTGATTTTCGCATCCACAGCACTTAATACAGTTATCTTTGCATAATCCGCCAATAACTCGTCAACGCGTAAAGAAGTGATATAACCCTTGTCTGCAATCAGTGTCTCTATCTGCGCTTCCGTCAGATATGCTTTTTCAATCGTCGCTACTTTGGACTGTAAACTACTGATATTTGCATTAGCTGAATTGAGGTTCTCAATCGTTGCATAGGTCAATGCTGCTTCATTTGCTTTCAGATACCCCAACTCTGCAACCTTTGCTGTAAGAGTATCCGTGGTAATTGCACGTGCTTCCAATGACGTCACTTTCGCTAATGCTTCTACTGCATCATTTTTCGCTGATTCTGCCTTGTCAGCTGCTACCCCTGCTTCCTGCTTTGCCGATTCTGCATTCTCATTTGCACTGTTCGATGCTTTGTCCAGCACAGGATCCGTAAAGGTCGTCTTTCCATCTGACCATTCAATCTTATTTCTCACCCAGATATAGTAACCGCTTTTCCATCCTACTGTAGCATCTGACCAGCTGCCGCCAACCTGAGCAGTTGATGATGAAGACAGGTAATACTGTTCTGTGAGCGATAACACGCCTGTCCCAGATGTTCCATCTTCACCTTTGATTTTTGACCATGAAAAAATGGTCGGGTCCGTTATATCAACTTCCTCGACCAATCGATTTGTAACTGTACCTAAATATGTTTTTCCTACAGGATCTAAACTGATTCCATTTCCATGTTCATCGTCCGCATAAGCTATCCATGTATAAAGCGTTCGGTTCTTCGCCAGTTCAGAGAACTGCTGTGCAAGTTCTTCCACTGTCTGTGAAATACCACTTTCTTTAAGAAGATATTCTCCCAGAGTTGCTGTATATTCACCTTTTGACGCTGACTTTTCAAGTTTCAATATTCTCGCTGAAAGATACAACTCTCCAGCATCATTAACAATATCCACTCGATCTCCAACCTTTATGTTTTCCGGAAGCCTCTTAATGTCCACTTCATAATTCACTTCCAAATCACATACTTTTTTCAATTCAGTAATTGCATGTGAACAAAGCGTTTTCTGGCTAGTCGTTTCATAAGAATATGGTCTTACGATACTCCCGTCATATCCGTCCATCTGATTTGGTTCTTTCTTCCAAATATAACGGCTCCATTTCTCATTTGCTTTTCTTGATCTGAGGATTCCATCACTGCCAACATAAAAATCTCCGTCATCGTATTCGTATCCCTTTAACGTAATCGGAGTTTCAAAACCTTCTGGAATCCCTCCAGTACATGAGAATGCCGTCGCAAGTTTTGCAATTGACTTCTTTGTCCGGATTCTACTGATATCTCTATTTAGTCGGAGTTGTTCTCCGATGGCCTTCCCTCTTTCTCTGTAAATGTTTACATACTTATGAAGTACCTGTAGTCCATCAATGTCAAAAGAATATGATATTTCGAATCCACCGAATTGTGTCGCAATGCTTGCAAGACGTTCTGTAACAGTGCTTTCACCATCCCAAGAAAGTTTCCTTGTAGTATCAGAGGATATCTCATTTACACCGATTTCAAATCCGCTATCTGCGATATATTTATTAACGTACCACTCTACGTCGTGAGACTCATCTGCTGCAAACGCTCCTGCCATTTCATTCAGAAGGTCCAGTCCTGCATCTTCAGCATAAAAATAAATCTCTTTTGTATCAGTGTCACTCTCGGAATCGATGATTGTATAGAATTCATTCTCCTTGTCATCTTTCCGAAGGATATAATTCCCTGTGTTCAGCATCTCCTCTAGTTTGACCTGATTACTTTCGTCAAACTGTATGTATCCAGTAAACGTAGCAACACCTGATTCCACATCTTCCGATTTCAAATCATCATTGATCTTAATGCCATTTGGAAGACCTGTTGATGCGTGTCCGAGTATCTGCATTTTTCTATCCGCAAAATAGATAATCACAAGAACACCTCCCGGTACCGCATCTTAAATGTCGGTTCATATCCTTCTTTCGTCCAATCCGACCAGGCTACGCCAATCTGATTTATTCCAGGAGAGAGATAAAATTCTTCCCAGTCATTTCCCAGTGCTCCAAGCCCTGGTGTACGTATGTCGTTCAGATATATTTCCCCTGCTTTACAGTCTGCAATAACGACATCACTTGCACTAAACTTATTTATTACATCATGCCATGTATCGCAGTTGTGTTTCACGAACTTTGCGGAATACAGACCATTATAGGCCAGCGGAGTTTTGTTCCCATACTTCGCTATTGAAAACGTAATATGTGTCACTGTCAACTCCTCGATCTCGCTATCCCTATATTCCAGAACAATTCCACCAAGGTTAAAATTCAACGTATCTCCTGTTTTCGTGATGGTAGATGTCTTTACCGGTGTAATTCCTTTAGACGTGTTGTTGTTTCCAAAATAAATATTGTTCAAAGATAAATCGATTGTCTTATCGTAATATTTATCATTGATATACACTCTAAGTGTCGCATTCTTTCCACTCTTACTCTTCAGTACATTCACACCGCCAATACGTTTTTGTGTCGTTCCATCGATATGCATTAATATCACTTGGAACAGACCATACTGATTAATGTCTTTTGATCCGCTGCCTATAGACATTTTCTGTCTATAGGTCAGGGTGAAATTCTTTGCGCCCATTTCTCCACTTGCATCTGCTGGGATCACTCTCGTAACAGATGGTCCATGCCATTGAGAACCCGAACCATAATTACTTGGTGTTAAATAATACTGTTCATCCGTTGCATTAGCATAGGATTTTGCAACGTCCATTGTACCAACCTGAATGAGTGCGTCCGATGATACATATCCATTATTCGCTGTCCACAATTCCTTTACTGCATCCCCAAATGACTTAGGTGTCATAAAGCTCTGATTAACAAGCGTCTGTGACTTTTCCATGTCTTCTCCGTCTTCTTCATCCGGATCACCTAGCTGTATAATCTTCTCGCGCTCATTATAAAATGCAATGTATCCACAATCTCCATTTCCTGTGAGTGCATTTCCTGTACTTCCATCATTGCTCGTTTCCTCTTCCTTGAAAAAACTCGCCTCAAACGTCGGAAAGGATTTATATGTCCCGTTGTATTCAACAAGAAAAGTCGAACCATTATCCTGTGTTGGCTCGACTTCATACTCTTCAACTGAATATTTGAAAGGATCTGCGCAATAGAACTCTATCTCACTCTTCACCGAATTACTTCCTGGCGGTACTTCGCCAGCTCCAGAAGGAGTCCCGATAAAATATTTATCCTGTTCATCCCTAAATATCAGCTGTGCATCCATTACATTCAAGATGCTATTCAATTTATTAAAAGCTTCTCGAAACGCTTCGTCAGATTTCGCTAACAGCTGGTACCCAACAACGATTTTTCTTGCTGGATACCTTCTGCTTTTCACTGTCGAACCATCTCGGATTCCTGTCTCGTAAAATTCAAGCTCTTTTACAAAACTCTCTCTTCCGGATACGTATAATGTACGGTATCCGTCGATTAAATTCTCAATGTATTCACCATTTATGCTTACTGCCTCAGAGGGCAGAACTTTACTGGCTTGATATTCTGTTGTATCAATAAAATTGTACACATCCACCCTCCTATACTTTTCCTTTTTTGCGATTTTCTCTCGTCTGTCTCTTATTCAGTTCTTCCTGCATGTAAGAAACTTCCGCTCTGGCAAGTTCGCGACCATCAAGTTCTGAAACAACCGTTATATGGTATTCTGCATTTCGTGTATATTCATAGTCTGCAGATAGCTCTCCTCCGTATGCGCCTGCAAATGCAAGATTCGGAGCCTCTATTGTCGGAATGGATATGAGCTGTTCTGCTGCTTTTTTCGCATCATTCACCATATCAAGAATGTTATTTATCCATCCTTTTCCAAAGTAAGATGCTAATTTCCCCGAAAGTCTTGAAGGACTATGAATCTGTGCTTTTGCTCTGATTGCTTTTTCTGATGCTGCTACAATCTGATTTGCTGCAGAACGAATCGCACTTAACTGAGAACGCATACCCTGTGCAAATCCCAAACTGATATAAGCACCTGCACTATATGCGCCACTACGCCCTGTTCGCAATCTTGAATTTACCTGATTAACTACAGTCGCTGCTGTACTATTGGCATCATTAAGACCGCTCTTCATTCCTGTCGTGAAGCCTGTACCAACTTTCTTTCCTGCCGATTTCGCTTTACCTGCTGAATTGTCAAACGCATTCGTCATTCTATTCATTGCATTTTTAGCTTTGTTTCCCAATGCATCAAGACCGCTACTTACTGTCTTCACACTCGTCTGCATACTCTTTAAAGACGTCTGTGTAGTTTTCGCATTCTTTGCAATAGATTTCATACTCGAATTCACAAGCTTTAAGCTTGCTGCCATAACAAGTGTTCCAGCTCCTGCTGCAATCATTCCCGCACTTACCAAACCCAGTCCAACTGCTACCGTTGTTAGACCCGCTCCAAGTACAATCGACGATGCGCCCGCTAAAGAAGCACCCACCGCAAAGACTGTCAATCCCGCACCTAATGCTGTAATAGCAGCTGCTCCTTGTAATCCATAAGTTGATATTATTGGAAGCTGTGTCGCAAGTAATGCAATGCCGGCAGATGCAAGTAAGACTCCTGCCCCGACCATCAACACTGCGGCACCGAATGCAATTAAACCAGCAGAACCCGCCGTTAATGCAGGAGCTAACGCCACCGCACCTACTGCAAGAAGTGCAATTGCTGCTACCATTCCGACCATACAAGCTATGGCAGGCGTCCCCGCATTCGCAAGACTAATTGCTGCAAATGCTAACAGTGTAAATCCTGCAGCCACCACAAGAACTGCTGCACCCATTGTCAGCATCGCCGTGGCAACTGACATTAGCTGTCCAGACATCGGTGCAAGCGTTTTTAACATTATCGACATTCCCACACCAAGTAATGCTACCGCACCAATCAAACCAAATAAGACTGCAATAGCAGGTCCACCAGCATTCGCTACCGATACTGCCGCATACGCCAATAATGCAAATCCTGCACTAACCATTAACACGGCTGTGCCCATCATCATAAAAGATTTGGCTGCTGCCAACGTCTGTCCTGCACTTGTTTGACTTACTGTACCTACTTCTTTTTCCCCTGCAGATATGCCAAAAAGCTTTGTTGCAATTCCAGAAATCCCTTTGCCAGCAAGCGAAGAGATTGCCCCTGTAAATTTCGACACTCCCGGAATCACGCTTCGAATGATACGAAAACCTTTATATGCTACTGCAAGCTTTAATACTATTGGCACACATTTTGCAATTGTATCTGAATGCTCATTCAAAAACGAGCCGACACTTTTTACTACACCGCCAACCTCTACCAGCACATCTTTAAATGATTCCCAGTATGGTTGTGCCGCTTCAATTCCTGCTGTAATTTTCGTCGCTAGCTTTTCTCCATCTATTTCTCCTATTTTAGATGCTATTCCATCAATGGTCTCTATGCCATGCTTAGAAACTACACCAAAGGCTGGAAGCAATTTATTTCCAAGCGCTTCTTTCGCTCCGTCAATTGCTTGATCGATTGTCTTTGCTTCCGTAGCCATCTTCTGAAATCCCTCACTATTCCCAGCCTTATCAATTGCAGCAAAGAAATCCTCCGTTTTCACTTCGCCTTCTTGTATTTTGGAAATAAGTTTGTCCGTACTAAGTCCCATTGCATCTGCTACTGCCGCCATACCTGCCGGTGACTGTTCAAGCATGATTTTGAAATCTTCCCATGCAACTTTAGGTTTTGCAGCCATCTGTGTTGCTTGCTGTGACAATGATTTCATCGCTTGCTGTGGGTCTTCTGCCGCTGCTGCGAGTCCTCCAAATCCTTTTACCAGTCCATTTGTCCCTTTTTTGAGTTTTTTCATACTTCCAACACCGACTGCTTCAAGCTGTGCGTAAGTAGAAGCCATATCTGAAGAACTGTAAACAGTTGTCTCTGCATAACTTTGTAATTCTTTTTTTACTTTTTTAATCTTTTTACTATTCTTTCCGAATTGCTTCATATTACCATCGAACGTCTGCCATGCTTTACTAGACTGATTGATTTCTCCAACGAGATCTTTAGCTCCGTTTGTCAACATGCTAAAAGCCTGCTGCCCAGCTCCAGTTAGAATTCCGAATGCAAATCCGCTTTTTATTTCATCTTTTAAACTTTTTGTCGCGCCTAAAGCACCTTTGAGAGTAGATACAAATCCCTTGTCATGTGCTGATAGCATAGCTTTAACGCTCATACTTTCCGCCATGTTCTCACTCTCCTTTTTTCAATATCTTACTAATACCAGGAAATCTGCTTTTATTAGTCTTCTTCACTTTTGAAAGTTCTTTTTCATAATCAAAAAACTTATTGAACTTATTATAGACAGGCCGTGTTTTTCCTTTTCCTGCTCTCTTCTCCGCTTTTGCTGCGAATGTAAGCCATGCAAGTAAATGCGTCCAGTAACTTCTGTCTATCTGTTGCAATCGTACCGCATCCATCAACAGCTTATATTCTGGTAATGTCAAACGGTCCACATCCGCCAATGTTTTATAATTCAAATAACGGAAACAATTCAAAGCTATTTCCCGATATGTGCTGTCAAAATTTAATTCTGTTCCGCTTTCGCTCTTTCCTCTTCCACCATTTTGATGAGCTGTTTTGTGAGTTTCTTCGTAACATTCGCTTTGGATAAAAAATCGAGCACCTCATCAAAGAGTTTGTCAATATCTGTATCTTCGTTTTCGATATACTCTTCAATCTGTTTTCTTGTGAGTCGAGGAGTTTCTGTCTTGTTTGAAATATCAAGAATGTCAATCAAGTCTTCGATATCTCCATCAATGATTCCTGCGATTCCCAACTGCAGACCGATTTCCTTTGTGATTCCATTTTCTGTTTTCTTCTGCCTCTTGTTCATCTCCCGCATAAAACCAATGCCGAACTTAAAGCCATATACCTGCGAATCAATTGTTAATTCAAACATTTATTTACCTCCATAAAAAATAGGGGCTGTTACGCCCCTGTCGGCTGTGTATCTGTAAACACATAATCAGCGATCTTCTGCTGTTCTTCTGTTACAGTTACATTACCTGGTTTTCCTGTGCCGTTGATTCCAAATGTAAGAGAAACTTCTGCATGATCCTCTGCAGTCGAATTCAATTCAAACTCTGTGATATATCCCTGGAAATATCTTCCTTTGAATTTATTCTGTCCTACTTCTGCTGGTTCTTCCAGGTTTACTTCCCAGATTTCAACGATTTCATCATTATCCATCGCATTTTCCAGCTCATCTACTGTTACATCACCTTTGGTAAGAAGTGATGTTGTTGTAATTTCCTCTTCTGTTGCTCCAGGTGTACGCACATTGCCGTCTTTTGTAGCCGTTGAATCCGCATCCTTACTCTTTGTTCGTCCATTTTCTGTTACGAACGCAAGTGCTGTTCCACTTGCTGTGGCTGCATTTTTCAAGAGTCTGTACAGATATACTACTCTTTTACCCTGGACAGCTTCTGCGTGGAGCTGAAGGTTAATTCTTCTCATATTCTGCCTCCTAACTAAATTTAAACTCCATAGTTAAAATACCATGAAGTAATGTTCTTTTTGTTGAATTGTCGTTTATGATGTTCTGTTCAATATTCCGCACCAACCACCCATAACTGTTTGTGCGTCTGATGTTACGGCAGATTCCTTTGATATCCATCAGTATACTTGACACTGTCCCTCGCTGTTTTGCACATCCGTGCCATACGTGAATCGTAGGATAGACGCTCCCGATCACCTGTGTCTTTGTATCGGTGTCTCTCTGCCGAAAATCTGCAATATAAACAAAAGGATACGGGGTTCCGTCCGGTGGCAGTCCATCGTCGTAAACCTCATATCCTTTTTCTTTGCCTTTAGCTTTTATTTGTACTAATAACTCTGTGAAGAGTTCCTGCTGTGGATCCATATTATCACCTCACAAGCTTCTTCATATCTCTTTTAAATTTTGGCTCCTGTTCTTCCAATGCCGGCTTAACGAATGGCTGTGCATCCATGAATCGGGTACCATATTCCAAGTACATCGAATACTCTGTGGTTGGTCCTACTTCAGCTGTGAACCCACCTTCAGTAAGTTCGAGGCGAATACTGTCATGCGTTGCTCCTGTCTGATATCCTTTTTTGAAATCAGCCTTCCTCATCATGGTTTCCTGTAATTTAGAACCATGATGCCTTACAACACGTTTAACATCGTTCATCGTAATATTGGATTTCAACTTCTTCTCCAGTGCGTCCAATCCTGTTACTTTGAGCTTTGCCATTAACTCACCTCACTCACCACAAAGATATGCTTCACTCTTAGCCTTCTTTCGTAGTCCACATGATACCTTTTAGACCCAATACGGATATAATCAAATCTGTCATTGTAGTGTGTCTGCAGTCGGATTGTCTTGCTTCCTTTCTTCACACACCCATACACGATATTCATCATCTCTGTTCCGGAATCCGTAACATCTGCATGTTTTGAATATTCCTTGATTTCATCCTGCTCATAGTTACCAGTAGAAGTATCGTACTCACCAGCCTTGATAATCTTTTGAAAACAAATCTCTGTATCATATCTCAT